CAGGATGATCTACCTCTACGCGGAGGACGACATCAGCAAGCCGACAGAGCGCAAACTGGCGCGGTGGTTCCTGCGCGATGCTGGTGTGCCGTGGGTAGTCTGGCTGCACGGCAACCACGACACGATGCATGGGGAGTTCTCCACGTTCCTAAAAACGGTGAACGTGGCGCAGATACCGATGATTGATTGGCGAGCCAAGTTCAAACTGCGCTTCCCTGGCGGCGGTGAGGTGAAGATAGACGCCGCGCATAACCATAAAGGAACTTCGATCTATAACCGTCTGCACGGACAGAAACGTGCGGCGCTATTTGATGAGGATGCTGACATCTACGTGGCCGGGCATCACCATACTTGGGGTCTGACGCATGAGGAACTGGATGACGGTCGTGTCGTCTGGCAAGCCCGCGCTCGCGGTTACAAATGGATCGACGAATATGCAACCCGGCATAATTTTCACAGAGACGAACATGGATCAACGATCTTATTTGTCATCGACCCCGGCGAGAGCAACGCGGTCAAGCGGATCACTGCGTTTGCTGATCTGGAGGAAGGCGCAGAATTTCTAACCTGGAAAAGATCACGGTAACGATTGCGGTAACGCAATTGGTAACTGAGCGGTAACGATAAAGCCTGTTTTGTAGCGTTAATTCTTGTGGTAGGGTAAGGCGTTATCTATTCAAGAAGCGCAGAAAATGTAATGTTCGAAGGTACACGTTGGTTACCTGAAACGTAACTAACAGGGTTCGAACCCGTCACCGCCCACCAATCAACCCATTGATATATAACGATTTTATAAAACAGGGTAACGAAGCGGTAACGAAACAGCGTTGTATGGTGGCGGTTAAATTGTAAAAAACCGCCACCACCCACCTTGAATAGGGAACCATTGGTCACTACATTAGTGACTGACGATCACCTACCAAGGAGAAGATGCATGTTAGTTACCGATCTGAAGATTACCGTCAGAGAAATTCCCTCAAAGAAAAAACAAGGCCGCGCTGCCTGGGCCGTGAGGGTCAAAGGCAAGCAGCCGGAATACTTTGCAACGGCCTCAGAAGCAGAAGCGCGCGCTGCTGAATTGCGTCAGCAGCAGTATGTCGGCGGGCGGGTCATTCTGAAATCTGAAGCGGGCACCCTGCGCGCGGCTATTGAGCTTTACGCAGCTCATCAGATGGAGCGCGTTGAGCAAAACAAGATCGGCTTCATCCACGGCACGCACAGCGGTCGTGACGCGCATCATTGGATCGATGAAAAAGAAGACGTGCCGTTTGACGACTGCATCGGCCTGCCGCCCGACCATTGGAAGATACGACGGCGCGCACACGTCAAAGAGCAGATCACCGTGCCGCGCGTATACAAGGGCGTAGAGCTTGGAGCGGTTAAGTGCTGCGACGTGACCGCGCCGATGATCACCGAGTGGCTGCAGATTTTTGACGGCCTGTCGATGAAGACGATCAAAGAAAAGTGTACCGCGCTAAAACAGGCTTTCGACATTGCCGTGACAAACGGCTGGGCGATGCACAACCCGGCGCGACTCGTAAAGCTAGAGGAAACGAAATACGGCGAGACAGAAGAAGAAGTCGAAGCAGGCACCATCGAGCGGTTGCCGGTTGAGAAAATCCGCCGCGTCATCGAGGCAGCGAATGATGCCGAGATGGTTGTCGGGAATACGCATTGGTGCGATGGGCTGGCATTGTCGTTCGCCGTGCAGACCGGACTCCGGTTTGGTGAGCTGGCTGCGCTCAAATGGAAGTTCTTGGATTTCGAAAAGAAGCGCGTCCATGTCCGCACTGCGATGCGCAAGTCTCAGGACGGCACGCACGCCTGCGTCGGCATTACCAAAACGGTAAAGTCAGGACAGATCAGCAAGTCCCGTCGCTCGGTGTTCCTCACGCCCAACCTGATTGCGGCCCTCAAACAATGGAAATTGCGCTCGCCAATGTCGGGCGACGATGACCGCGTTTTCCTGACGCACGATTTGCAGATGCACGAAACGTCCGCACACTTGCGGCGCAACGTCCTGCACAAGGCGTGCGATGAGGTTGGGCTTGATCGCATTCGCTGGCATGACCTGCGGCATTTCTTCGCCAGCCTCTGCGTGGACCGCTACGGCGACAACTGGGAACGGATTGCCGACCTGCTGGGACATGAAACGACAGCGACAACGCGCAAGCACTACGCTGAGTGGATCGACAATCTGGACCGCGACCACGATGACGGCGAGGCTTTCAACGATGCGCTTTGGGCATAGAAAAAAGGGGGGCTATTTGCCCCCCTTTTGTTTTTCAAAACATTCTGGGTAATGAACTAGTTCGCCCTCACCATTGATCACCCAATCAAACATTCCAACAGACTTTTTGCATACACGACAAACGTCGCGCGGGATAACCTGTTTAGAATTGACGGGCCGCTTCTTCACGGTTCCGCAAATCCCTTGTCACTTGTTCCGTACCAGCTTTCAAAAATCGGTCAGCCAGCCACAGCATTTGTTGGCCTGTGATTTGTTTAGAATAATGCCGCCCGGCAACAAGCACATGCAGCTCATCGCCAGACGGCCAAGCGCAAAGGGCATCATTCTTTGTCTGGGGATGATCCGGCAATGCGTTCGATCTCTTCTCTTGGAATGAACCAGCGCGTGCCAAATTTGCGCGCAACAATTTCATCGCGGTCAATCATCCGATACATCCGCATCTTCGTGGACTCGTCAGAGTTACCAAACAGGTACTCGCACGCAGCGCGCAACCGGACGAGCTGACCCTCTTCAGAAATCTGCGTCATCAACATCGCCCCCCAGGTGCTGCGCTGGCGCTGGCGCTGGTGCTTGTGTATCGCTGCTTATCTCAAAGCTGACGTTGCCGGTGTCGGCGTATTGCCAGATGCTCACGCCGTACGTGCCTGCCGGGATCGCTGTGTGAAGCGTTACCTTGGAGTTGCTCCAGTTTGGCTTGCCCTTTTGCATTGGCGTTGTGCCCTGCCAACGGTCTTCGTTTTTAAAGCCTGTTGCCTTGGCGATGGTTTGAAATCTGTCATTCGGCATTTGCTAGTTCTCCTTTTCTGGTTGTGAACGCTTCAAGTAATTTTTGCCGTTCCTGTGGCGCGTCAACTTTCATCTGGTCTAGGGTTGTTCTGTTGACTGACGCCCAAGCTGTGTGCTGCGCGAGATCACGGTGGGCTGCAAAGCCCGCAATCGCCTCAAGTGTCCAAGGAGCGTAATCCGCCCGCTCATCCGCTGGTGTGAGAGGTACGTCGTCTGCAACACGTTTTACTGGTGTCGGTGTTGCCGCAGTTTTGGATCGTGGACGCTGTTCTGGCGGCGTGGCAGCGTTGCCATCGTCGTCGTCGTCACCCACGACCCCCATCATTGCAAGCAGGCCGTACCGGCGTGCATATGTGATAGCGCTGCCAAGCTTTTGAGGGTTGTTCTTGTCCGCGCAGTACAACGGCACGCCGCCATCTTCCAGCGATTGGCCTGACGTGTGGATTATGCGCGTGACCAGCCGGTCGGGCTGGCCGTCTTCGCCGGGGCATACGAGCTGCATCACAGCCAGGTTATGCCGAGACAATGCTGCCTTTGCGGCAGTCAGGCACCCGCCCAGCGTCGGATAGGTGCCATAGTTGGCCTTCCCATCGAGGTTGGGGTTGTCCATTGTGTGAAGTGCAGCCACCCAGTCGGCCATGAAGTCCGGTGTGCCACCGTCAAAACTGACCACGCTATTCATCAATCTGATCCGCAAACACGTCCGTCAAAATCTTGTCAGACGTTGCCACGTCATATCGGATTGGGTTCGAATACGTGCGGCCCACGATCACACCTCTTTCAGTCGTTCCGCCGCGATGAGCAACGGTAACTTCGGTTCTCAAGCGAATAGGTCTGTCTTCCATCTTGTTCTCCATACGATTGCGTTGCGGCCCGACGCGTTCCGGCGACGGTTTCCGCTGTCCTCAATTTCGTCGTTGTTCGCAAGTTCTGTGACGCGCGGCCTGATCGACAGCACTGACTGCCCCAGCACATCTGCAACCTCGTCTGCGGTTAGCGGCTCGCCTGTGCGGAAAGCTGCACGCACGGCAGCGCGCAATGTTGCGGCCTTGCTTTGAAAACTTTCAAACGCTTCGATGCTGGTGTCCCTCATGGCGTCACCAGCAGCAGGCCGTAAAGAAGAACGGCAAACGCCACCCCGGCGCACCATTCACTGAGCGATGGTTTCGGCATCTTGCAGCTCCTTCAGTTGTTCGCGTGCTGTATTCCGTGAAATTGCAATCGTCTGGCTTTCCGAGAGCAAACCCTCACGCGCTAAGAAATCTTGACGCTGGGTAAGCCAGCGCGTGACGGCATCAAGTTCCTCTGCTGAAAATGTCATGCTTCACTCCATGCTTGTTCAGCCGCTGCGCGATACGCGGGCGGCACGTTTCTCCACATCCAGTGACCAAAATCGGGAGCGACCAGCGCCAGCAGCTCGGGCACTGTCTGTGCGGCCTTCATCAAATTTTCGCGTGTCCTGGCAACGCGCGCCAAATTCTCCAGCGCCTCGTTCAGCCGGGCAGGGGCAAGATCTGGGCAGTTCTCAGACGAGAACACCCGATAGGTAATGCAGTTGGCATATAAGAGCCGCACAGGCACGTTCTCAGCCTTTTGCCGCAGCCACTGCCAATAGAGAGCTACCTGCTGCACATGGGCCGCGTCAGGCCGTGCAGGCAGGCTTCTGACCGTAAAGCCGCGCTTGCTGTCGGCCTTTAGCGTCGGCCAACGCGTCTTGATCTCGACGACACCGCCCATTGCCTCGACATCAATCTCACCAATATGCGGAAGATCAGTGTTTTCGAGGTGTACAGACACCCAACGGCCATCTGTAATCTGGTTGGCTGTATGGGTAGCCTCGCGCAAAGCCTCGGCTGTGTGCCGAGCTGTCAGCTCCAGCACCGTGCCGGTATTTTCGGGGTCTGATTTGGGAACGGTATAAAGGCCGTCGCGGATCATCGAGTGTTTGATTGCGTCGTCGGCTTGATGCTCCAGCATCCGATGTTCGTCAAACTTGGCGACACAGTGGCTGTACGCCTCGCCAACAGGCATTTCATTTATGACAATGTTCTTTGCATATTCTTCGCACACGCGGCCAGCGGTTGCGGCACAGCCTGCGAAGTCATAGAGCTTTGCGGGGCGTGCTATCACCTTCTCAAAAAATTCTTTATCGTTGGGCCGATTGGCACCGGATGGGCTGTGTGCGTTAAAGTTAAAGCGTTCAGCCCAAAGCGGTCGGAAATCAAAGTCTGCGTTGGTCACTGTTAAGGCCTATTGTCATCAATACGTGACCGAAGGTTACTATAATGTAACCAGTATGTGCAATAGGCAAAAAAAACCCCGGCGAAAAGCCGAGGTTTTTGGGGCGTTGTGGGGTGTTTAGACTGCTTTGAGCGTACCTTTTTTAGCTTTTGCCGGCAGTCGCACCATCGATTTATGTGGTTTATCAGGTGCAGCCTGCTCTACGCCGGAGACGTCAAGGATCACACGCTGACCAGGATGAACTGATACCGTCATGTGCTGCGCGTTTTCATCGCTTGGCTTATCAGTCAGGAGCTGATCAATCGTGATGTCCAGAAACTGCGCCAAAGTCAGGCACTGTGATGCCTTGGGCTCGACTTCGGCTCTCTCCCAACGCCGATAGGCATGTACGGTGAGCGATAGCGCGGTTGCGCACTCAGCAGCAGATTTGCCTGCTTTTTTGCGGGCAATTTTAATTTGATGAGATATCATCGGTTTTCCTTACGGGGTTTATTTGTGGCACAGCCTTTGTTTTAGGGCTCCACGGGCGCTCGATTGCGTTCTCTAAAAAATCTTTGTTTCGATTATAACTTCCGTGCAGCGCCGATAAGACGTGCGCAGCCGCCTCGATGGAGAGATACAGCATGGCTCGGCTTGGCCGGATGTGCAGACCTTCTGTGGTCTTTTCGTGCGAATAAGGCATATGACGCCAATCTTCAACATTTTCAGTGATCAAATCCGCAGTGCGGACCATCCCCATGAATTGCGGGTGAACTTCTTGATGGTAGCCGTTGAACAAATGCTTGTGCATATCTTCTGTCAGCGGCAATTCATTAGCCCAAGCACAGCAGATGACTTGTAAATACCGGACGAACCGATAATTGTTATATAAAGCGTGGGTGTGCGTGTTTCGCTCACGAGGTGCGCGCGACAGAGTGACCGCAGCGCATAGCCCGTAAGCCTGCTGCAGCTCTTCCGGTAAATCTTCCGCCCAATATTCGATATGTGAGTGGGTTTTGTGGTGTGGATCGTTCGGAAAAATGTACACCGAACCGCCGCTATAATAGTCGGCGATCAATCGTTTCGCTGCTGGGTCATGCAACGGATCATATTCCGTGTCTCGGCAGTGCGGGAATAAATCAAAAACATTACAGTCTTCTAAATTGGCGTGGGTCACGTTGACGTTTCCTTTCTGGTTTATTAATTCGCTACGCTACGCCACAGGTAACCAGCGGTCAACTATCTCTGTCACAAGTGACTAAAATAAACTATTGAGTGGCGACTATTGGTTACCTATTCGTAACCATTATGAACTTCACAAACTACATCAAGACGTGCGGCGCCACGCACAACGACCTCGCGCAGCAGCTCGGCGTCAGCCGCTCATACGTCACAATGCTTGCAAACGGCCAGAAACGGCCAAGCTGGCGGGTGGCGCGCCGCATACTTGTGATAGCGCAGGGGCAGGTCACTGCTGATGACCTCGTTGCTGAGTACGGCGGAGAGGATGCGTGAGCTGCGTGTCCTCGACCTGTTCTCAGGAATTGGAGGTTTCAGCCTTGGACTTGAAGCAGCGGGAGCTTTTCGGACAGTTGCCTTCTGCGAGCGAGAGCCGTTCTGCCAAGCCGTCCTGCGAAAGCACTGGCCCAACGTCCCAATTTACGACGACGTTAGAACCATCGACGCAGATGGATATAGAGGAATTGACCTCATCTGCGGCGGCTTTCCATGTCAACCGTGGTCCGTTGCCGGGGAGCAGCGAGGCGCAGAAGATGACCGTGACCTCTGGCCGGTCATGGCTTCCCTTATTGAAAACATACAGCCTCGATGGGTCATTGGCGAAAATGTCCGAGGCTTTATTAACGAGCCGCTGGGCCTCCAGCGCAGCCTTTCTGACCTGGAAAGCATCGGATACCAAGCCGTCCCATTTATTGTTCCAGCTTGCGCCGTCGATGCCCCGCACCGACGCGACCGCGTCTGGATCATCGCCGCGAAAGATGTGGCCGACGCCGAAAGCGCGGGATTGGAAGGACGGGGCGTCAGCGGGAACGCAGGGAAGGAGCAGTCCAGATTTGGGCAAGGTAGTCGGCCAATCTCAGACGGCTGGCTCACTGAACCCGACGTGGGTCGAGT